CATGAACTGAGGATGATGCTGAGTAAAAAGATTGCTTTTTTCATTGTATGAATTTTTTTTGGCATCTCTTATGCCTTAATTTATAATGCTTTTAACATTTCAATGTTCTCTCTTGTTTCTTTCCGATCCAATGACCGTAGAATACATTTAATGTACGCCTCTTGCCTTAATTCACGTTGCCGCAAGAGGTATCTTAGTTTCATATATCTGCCTGTATCCATCAATATGGCACCTGCAAGAAAGCCAATGAGGACAGGAACGGCGATAATGACAGTCGGCAGTGCACCCAACCCCTCAGGGTGATACGGACGTTCTGACAATATGTAATCAGTGTATTTCATACCGTTACAGTTTATCCACCGGTTTCATCTCTCTCATGATCTTCATCAATCATCTCAAATACTACCGCAACGCAGATTATTCCCAGTGCAATAACAAAACCGACTCCCGCCTCTTTTGTCTGGCCGTAAAGAAACATTGTTCCGCAATACTGCCCTGCTCCCCATAAAAGGATGAACAACGGCCAGCGGTAACGACGTAAAAGTGATTTCTCTTTCATGATATTATGTTTTAGTCTATCAAAGTTACATTATTAAATTTCAGAATAACAATGATATTAGTCATGTTTATAGACTTTTTCATGAATTTTATGGATAACATCTTTATGTAAATATGTTTTCTCTAATCCATGTGCGGCATTATGACAGCGTCTACACAAACAACAAAGGTTATCTATATCATTTCCCCCACCTTGAGATCGTGGGATAATATGATGGATATCAAATCCCGAACGATCAGCTCTGCCACATTTACCACAAACCTCGCAGCAAATAATATCCTGTTCCCCGTATCCAAAGTAATCCATATAAATCCGCACGTGTCTGGTCATGCCATTATCCCTTTCAGTAAATCATAAATCTGCTCGACTAACTGCCATTTTGAACCGCATCTCATCTCACGCACGACACACCGCGTATCCGGAGCGGCTATCCATACCCACTCGTCACCCTGCTTTATTAGATTGCCGCGAAGTAAAATATAACGGAGCTTCTCAGAAAGTGGTCTCATCAGAATAACTTTTGTTGCATTACTTCACCGGGGAGCATACTTATTACCTTTGATTCATTACGAATAAGTGTACCGATTAACCTCTGCCCTGCAACACAATCCTGAAGAAAGGATATAGCCTTTTCTGTAGTATATGACAGCCTATTCAGTCCCTCGGATCGCAGCTTTATCACCACATGCTCAATCCACTTATCTTCTTTCAATTTATTCATTCCTTTATATCTTTGCGCTCAAATCGTTTTCGTTTCTTCGTTCAATCTCTGCAAGGTACTTTGCACGTATCTCTGCGGACTTTGCACTCTCAGGATGCTCGACTAATTCTTCAATGTCAAGCCTCAAAATTAAGTTCTTTACCAACTGCCGTGCCATGCGACGACTGAGGCGGGGCTTTGATTCTTTCATAGCTCTATTTTTATGATGTGTTTCATATCCTTTGAAAAGTTTAGCGTAAATGAAGGCCATCCATATTCTTCAGCAATAAGTATTTTGAAAGCATCAATTTGCTTGTGTGTCAGTTCAATTAATTTATCCGATTCCATATCGTGTCGAACCCAATTTTTAAGATTGTGATATTCTTGTTGTGTTAAAACGGGCATGATTCTTTGCTTTCAATGAATAAATCAGGATTAGCTATTGTTCTTTTTTGTGCATCCTCCAATGGATTAGCACGAAGGCTCAACATATTGCTCTCATAATAACGCATTGTTGCCGGATCAAATTGTAGCTTCACCTCACCAGGCGTCCCACACTGACGTTGTTTCTTTATCTTATGACTGTAAAATATTACATCTCTATTCTCAGGAGCAGACCGATGATAAGGTCTGAAGGTGCAAATAACGTTATCGCATTTATTAGCCCACATTGCACCCCCCGCAAGATCATACACATCCGGAACCTCAAAGTCGCCATTGTTGTTTCGCTTCACCGTGCCTTTCGGGTGTGCCACAATGAACATGAATATTTGATGCCGCTGCGCAAATCGTTTCTGCTGGCTCAGAAAAGCACTCAGGTACAAATCCTCTCTGCCTCCCGTTTTCCGGATATCATTGTCGAGCTGGTTGTAGGGGTCGATAATGCACCCGTCAACTTTATGCTTCAATATGATAGCCTCAAAGCGTTGGTTTATGTATTCAGGCGTGGGGCTGTCATCCTCCGGATACACAAAAAAGAAATGCTCCTTTATGAAGTCCATGCCTTTGATATACTCGGCCTCGGTCATCTGATTGCTGTAATAGGGCAGGGTACTTTTACCGACGTACATGTGAATCAGGTCATCATAAAAGTCTGCAGGCGGATCCTGCTCCGGGGAAAAAAATGCCCACTTATACCCATCTTTTACAGACTTAATCAGGCATAGTTGCATCATCATTGTTGACTTGCCCTGGTTCATTATGCCATGCATGAGCGTAAGTTCACCACGTTTGAATCTGAACCTCTCATCAATGGTTTCAAAGTGCGTTGTCTCCCCCCGGCTCCGCCCATTGTGAAAAGTTGCAAGCATGCTGTCACGTACCGAATCCAGGTATATCACATCCTTCATCGGCAGGTCAATAGCCAGGTCGGTTATCTTTACGATTTTCTGTGTGACCGTTTCAATAGCCTCACCCTTGCCATTAAAGGTACACGTGCCGAACTGGTGAGAGTAATTGTTATAAACGCTGGATGCAATCTTATCAAAGTCATTCAAGTCAACAGGGGAGGCTGCATTATGATACTTGAATGAGACAAGCGACACAGCCTCGTTTAACGGGATACCAAATACGTTCGTTGCCCCGAACATTGCCACGAGATAATTATGCTTGTTACCGTCAACATACGCTTTCCCGTCCTCAGCAAACCTATCTTCAATCCGGGCAAGTATCTCACGTCCGTCAGTTAACGGAACAGTGGTCCGGATAACTTTCTTTACAATCGTCTCTTCTTTGATTGTGGTGAATATTTTGCTATCCGGATTGTAATAGATGTTCGGGTCATAACTGGAAAAACAAACACGGGATACGTCCCTGAACTCGTCAAGTTTTTCGTCGTTATAATAGTCGGTCAGGGCGGCGGCACTCTTCCCGTGCGTGGCCCCGCTGTCCGGAATCTTCACCACAAGTTTCAGCCCGTCACCGGAAGGAGAGAGAAACAACATGAACGTGTATGAATCGGCCTCAAGTCGCTTGCGTAATTCCGGAAGCCTGTCACCCAGGTGGTCAAAGTCTATTGCGATCAATCCGGAATGTTTAATAAGTCCGGCATCCTCACGTTTTGAAAACTCACCTGAGAAACATATTGCGGGAAGTTTTCTCTTTATCTCCTTCCGCTTCTCAGGGTCGGGCTGCATGCGTAATAGATCAGTTAAAGTCCGATCCCTTCCGTTGCGTATGCGTTCCACAACAACGCTTACGGGGACATGAAACGGCCTTTTAACATCCGTTATCTTCTCGAATATTGTTACCGTTTGCATACCCTGTTATAAGCATCGTAGTTAAACACATCGTAAGTCTCATCCCAAATAGGAGATCCCTTGAATACAATCCGGACCCGCTTGTGCTGTCTGTAATCCGGATATGATGTATGAGTGTAGGTCTGCAGTTCTCCAATATTAAACTGCCCCAGGAACGTGCTGAAATTATGGTGCGGCGTAGGCCGTCCGTCTTTAAGGTGCCCCTTGTCGGTTAGCTGTCCTTCCTCAAAAACATATCCGGACATTTGCGGAGCAACAATAACCATGATCCGCCCGTAGGTATTCCATACAAGTTTTGAATAGTCTGCTGCTTGCTGCAGCCACTTGGCAATATCAGCCCCGGTCTTTGAATCAAACTTTTTCACCTCAATACCAATCCCGTACCCGTAGGCCACGTCGCTTTTATGAACAGCAACGAGATCAATCCGGCGGGACCGACAGGACGACCATACCTCAGACTCCACGTGGAAGCAGAGAGAGAGCTTATTAAAAATAAGTTCCTGCAGGACCTTCTCTGTTTGTACCAGTTCACTCATACGGGCTGCACGTAGTTTGGATTTATATATGAAGGCGTTTTGGGCGGTACGTAAGCCCTTGCCTGAGATGTAGACGGCTTTGTAATTATCTCATTAGTCCATGACTTATTATTGAGATAGGTTGCCGGATTTTTGCGGAACTTCTTATCAGGAGTTGATTGAATATAAACAGGAACTGCAGTTATACAGGCTTCTCTTTCAGCATTGGTTAGTCCCTTCCATTTTCTCTCACACTTCACCCTGTCCACTTTTTTACCATAAGCCTCCCAAAAAACATCAAAAGATATATTTATATCATTATTGTCTTCTTTTAATTCTTGTTTGGGTGCAGTCAGCGTTTCCGTAGCGTTTACTTGGCGTTTACTTTGTGTTTCCGTATCGTTTACCATACCCTGATAACTATCGTAATTACAAACCGTTATGCGTGTAGTATTTTGCATCCCTTCGTATACTAACATTGAGTCTTTTTGTAACAACTCAAAAAAATCTTTTACTGTCTTTTTCGTCACATTCCATCTCTTTGCCCATGTGTCAAGACTCATTACAGACTGTCCCCTTTTACATTCAATTAAAGTTCCTTTTATTAAAACCTTATTGTCGCAATGATTTACACTTAAAAGAACATCAATCCACCATTTAAATCTATGGTCTGATTTCCAAATCCAATGGTCACGTATCTTTCTGTGTAACATTATCCACCCCTCACTCATGACACAAAAATAGAACCCCGTCCGGCACAAAAAAACCTTCAGGCCCTGGGAGTGTACGCTCCACCTGAAGGAATTTAAGCCCGTGACGGGGTATGTTTAAAATCGGTAAATTGCAAAAATCATTCATCGTACACTTAATTTGGTATTGCAAATATGCAATCTTATTTTTTGATTTACAAATTTTATATTAAAATAATGACAAATCATTCACGTGCCAATATTGATATGATTCAGATTTCATTTCAATCATTCGTGTATCATCGTCAATAATTGGACCAATGTATTTAAAGCTGTACGAAGGTCTATAAATTAATTTTCTACCGCTTGTGTCCGGACCTGGAATTTTTAAATTACTGCTCGTAGCCTCCCAATTTTTTATGTCTTTTGTTAACGCGATACCAAATGCGGGATTCATTGTTCTGATATACATTTGATGATTAAGTTTTAAATATAAACCAGAAATATAATCTATTAATTTTTTACCTATCCCAAGTCCCTGAAAATCTGGCAAAACAACTATTCTGCTAATTCTACGAGTTTTTTCATCACCAACACCCGGAAATGGTAGTATGGCTATAAATGCAACGTTTTTACCGTTCCAATCAATTTGATAACAATTTGACTTTTCATTCAATTCTTGTGTTAAATAATGATGTTGTTTATATATGGCCCAAGCTGATGTCCTACATCTATATATTTGTAATTTAATGTCTTCGCGCCGAAGACAGTCAGGTCTTTCGACCCGCCCCTTAATTGGACTGTATATCCAGTCTGGTTGTAACCACGACATAATATCAAAATGACACGAAGCGAGTATAATTTTTTTGTTTTCACGACGTATGTATTTTTGCAACGCATTGCTCATGGCCTTTGCAACGTCACGATCCACGACACTGGTGTATTCATCAACTAAGATCGTGTCATTGGTGTCAGCTTTCGCTATTAAATACGCAAGTTTAGCGCGATATTGTTCTCCGTTACTTAATACATTAAATGGGCGTAACCATGTCGGTACACTTGCGAGTCCAATCGAAGATAATACTTTTGTCGCTTCTGACGGTTCCAACCAATCAAAATTTGAAATCAATGATTTATTATTATCAAAATTAAAATCATCAATTAAACCAAATTTTTTCAATAACGTAGTTTTACCAGTTCCCGATCCGCCATATATAACCCCAATGTTCCAATCAAATGTTTTACAATCATGAAAATTAACTGGTATTTCAACGATAGTTTCTTCTTTATTTTGAATATCAAATGCTTCATATACATAATCAGTATATTTATCATTTATGATTTTATTTCGCAAAATTATTTTTTCCATTACATGAAGCTTAATATCTGTCTTTCCATTTCTTCGCTTGTACTCCCGATGTCCTTAATGATAACGTCCATAACACGCGAATAGACTTCTTCAATTGTCCCTATTGTCTCCATGATTTTTAAAATGAAGCCCCCACGAAATAACAAAACCCCAGGAGCGAAAGGAGTGACGAAACTTCAGCCTGAGGTATGTTACCCGTGAGGGCTATTTTTATGTCAGAAAGTTCATTCATTCGTCATTTGATTTTCGCTACGACAAATATACAACTTTATTTCACTTATTCAAAGTCTGGACAAAATTTTTTGATATTCGTCCTCAATACTTGCAATGATCCGGTCACTGGTCAGTTTGTCAGGATACAAAGCCTGGATGACCTCGCTGTATATGAACGGCAATTGCTCACGCACGTAGGCTTCAAAGCGTTTCTGAGACATCCGGCCAAAGGCAATGGAGTGATACTCTATAAACTTCGTGCCGTCCTTAAACTCAAAGACAAC